TGTAAGGTTGCCGCTTTTTTCCCAAATGTAAAACCACTGTTCAAAAGTTAACTGCCATTCTACATTTCTAATTCGAGCATTGCTTCGTTGATTATTAAAGTCTTTCTTGTAATTTGGTGTTAGTATTTTCATACAAGTATTTATACTATCTAAACATTACTAGACTATTATAATTAACCAATTTTATGACCCCATTGTCTAATAGGCATAGGAGCAGCAAGCTGCCTAATAGGATATAGATATTCAGTTAGATATCTAAGCGCATCCGACATGTGATCAAATCCTGAATCTTTATCAGGCAAATTGCTTCCTTCTTTATAACAGTGTTTCTCCATGCTTTCAATTACATTACGACAGCGCGGATCTACAAATAATCTGTGTTCTCCTAGGCTGTTAGTGAATAAACTATTAACTGCGTTGATACCATCACGCACACTCTTAGTAACATTGTGTGTTTTAACAGTAAAGCCAGCTGTTCTTAATATAGTGTGATCTGTTCTGCCCCCCGCACTGGTGCGAGATTGATTACCAGCAGGGTCAGGATAAACAATAATTTTTTGTGTCGGAAATCGTGTTCTTATTTCTTGAACTACTTCATCAGTATTAGATGATGATAATCTCATTTCATCAAATATATGTAGTCCATTGGCTGTTTTTTCAGCAATACATCCACATAAGTTTGCTACGTTAAAGTCAAGGCCAATGTGTATTTCATTAGGAATAATTCCTGAATGTTTCTTAAGACTGTGATGTCGATCAAACGCATAGAATATACGTCCGCTTTTAGATTCAAAGGTGGCAAGATACTCTTCTCTAAAACTGTGCTCATCCATTTCATTGCGAGCAGCTTCAATTTCTTCTGGAGTAACTTGCCCACCATCAATTGTAGTGTATTGGAAACTAGCCCAGTTTTCATTAGTTAGACTCATGTCAAACATATCTTTTGACCAGTTGCTCATACCCCTAGGTGTTCCAATAAAGAAAGCGTGGCCTTGCTTGTCACTTAGAGTAGGTCTTAGAGCAGTCCAAACGCCTTCATCCATGTCAGCAAATTCATCTAACACCACAAAATTAACAGAGAATCCACGCATTCGGTCATACGCATCTGCGCTTTTAATTGATATCTCACTGCCATTTACAAGGTGAAGTGTTAGATCACTTTCATTTACTTTTTTTAACCATCGAAGCCCTTGTAATCGGGCCTTTAAGTGTTCCCAAACAATACCCTTACCTTGCCCTCGGGTCGGGGCAATATACCACACACGACTTTTTGGTTTAGAGGCAAATCTACAAAGTTCTCTTAAACTGATATGTGTCTTGCCAAAATCGTCTTCCGCATATTGCTACACGGAACCTCCTATCGCTGGTCGCGATTGTTAATTGTGGTATTGTCAATGGCATTAATCTTCCCAGGGCAAAGGTTTATCATCCTGTGCATTCATTGGTGAATCTGACATCGAAAGTAGATTCTTAGCAAGGAAGATTTGAACTGCGGCATTGTGATTAACGCAGGCATTATGTAACATAGCACGCCTTAGGCTAATCTTAATTTCTTCTGCGGCTTTTGTAAGAATATCCGAGAAATTGTTGCGTAGAGTATCTTCGTGAATGCCAAAATAGTTGGCGATGTCGCGATCAGAGCAGCCAAGTGCTTTTAATTTAAACACTTCATCTGGAGGCACTATCTTCTTATCACGACCTACTGGGAGACCTAATACAATCTTTTCAGTTAATTGTTTAGGCTTGGGTCCTGTTTTCTTTCTTGAGGTGGGAGTTGTATTGGTATCTTCCATACCATATTTACTCAACCCTAAAGAAAACCGGTGTTTATCCGGATTTTTAGTCAAAAGAAAGTCCCTTACTAGCACTTGCTAATAAAGGACTCCTGCTTTCTTATTATTAGTATATAACCTGCGAAGGAAAAGGTCAATAACCTAATAAGAGAAAATTTGCCAAATGTTAGTCAGTACACTTGGCCTAGTGAGGAGGGCTATTTCTAGCCCTGCTCTATTTTATTTGTTTTTCAAATCTTTCTCAAGTATCTTAGCCCAGGTTTGTATTGCTCTTAGGCATGTTGCTTGATCCATTCTTTGGAAGTTTTCTGGTCTTTCAACTTCTTCGATTGCTACATTAAAACATACCTTACCAACATCTCTTTCCATGTCTAACAAAGCGTGGGCTAATTCAATTTCATTTTCCGCAAAAACTTCTTGTGTTGCCTTTGGATCAAATGCTACATTGTAGCTTAATTTATAAATCATTTTAATTTCCTTTTAAGTTAAACTGCTTTTCCTTCGCAGTAATAATAGTATAACGCAGAAGTTAGTTTATACCTAACGAAAATTTAGCCAAAGAAAAAGCCACTGTGGCGAGTGGCTTTAGAACAGTCCTAAGGTATTAAGCAGTTCTTATGGATATTTATAGCCAAAAGAATGCCACCCGGGAGGATAACATTAAGTTAAACGGGTGGCTTTCAAAAAGATAGCAGTTTCAAGGATAGGCTACACATCTCCACTATCTTTTACTTGGCTCGGAAATTAGCGATCCGATTACCAGAGGTTGAGTAAACATTACTGCCTCTGATATAAGCTATTGTAGCGCCATTGGTGGATAAAATCCTACCGTTTTGGACAACCGCAGTGGTAGTACCGTTAGTGTCTCGAATGACTTGTTTATTGCTAGATGAAGCGGGAGAATATTCAGATGTATTATTACTAGCACATCCGGTAGTGAGCAGGGCTAGCGCAAGTATTAACAATTTCATGTTATTAGTATAACATAGATCAAGCATTTATCTTGTTGTCTTTTAACAACATTTCTTCAATCTGTAATTTACTGGTTAATGCTGTTGCCCAAAGATATCGAATGCCGTATTGTGACTTTAGATGCAATTCAATTGCCTTGACCACTGGTGTCAAACTGTACCATTGTGGTTCAATACGTTGTGGAACGGCTGGTGTTAGGACTCGGGGTATATTGAGTTTAAGGGGTTTTAGTGGTACTTCTAATAGGGTAACTGTCATAATGTTGTTGTCTTAGGGTTCACTGTCATAATATTGTTCGCCAAATCTTGTGCCAAATTGAACACCTTTAAGTGCCCAAATTACGGCTGTCTTGCTTGGTTTTCTTATCCAATATCCGTTATTGTTCATGTCGTAGATGACATCGTCGTTGAAGGGTAGAGCTAGGTCAACTCGCCATACAAAATATGGGTCAACCCATGCCCATTCTCCTTTAGTCAATAGTGTGTTCGGTGAGTTCAATTGTTTCAAGCCAACTATCTGACCAAATGCCAGCACTGCGAATTTGATTGTAATATGTGTGGGCAGCTTGTCGATTAGAGAACTTGATCTCTGTAGTGTCTTTGAGATTATTTTTTATCTTGATTAGATAATACTTTGGCGTGTCTCGATTGTCTAACAATGCGGGTGTGGTCTTTTTCATATTATTTCCAAATTACTAAAATTCTGCTGTCGTGATAAGTGGTAAGTTCACTCATGTCAAACACCTGTGTCTTGTTATTGGGCACTAGGTTAATTAGTTCCTGAATATCAAAGCCCATTGGTTTATCAATTAATCTGCGACCAATGTCTTCAATACACATGATACCACCAGGTTTAAGTTTGGGCAAGTAGAGTTTGATCAACTTGTTCCACTGTTCTATAGTGTGATATCCATCATCAACAATGATATCAAATTGGCCTAGTGTGTTGGCCAATTCTTCTGTGTAGGCATCTTGAACAATTAACTTGATTCTAGGATGGTCCTGTTCATTAAAGAGAAAGACTTCTGAGTAGGTTTGTCCACGAAGCTTCTTACTTTCAGGTCTGTGATCTGTGTGTTCAACTCCTGTTAAGTTAGCATCATGTAACCAATCATTCCATACTGTAAGCGCACCACCATAACCGCAACCTATTTCGAGTAGATCAATAGGCTTGTCACGGTATGGAGCAAATAGTTCTTCGTAGCAGTGACTAAAATACTTGTGGTATTCTTTGTCTGTCCATCCTGGTAGATGCTTGCGTTCTTCATGTAATTGGGTCATTGTTTTCATTTTATTTCCTTAGTTCTCTTCCGGCGGCCTGTTGTTCACGCAGTTCTTTTATTTCTTCTTCTAATGTTAGAGTATAATTGTAGAGGTTTTCCATTGCGTGAGCCATGTCTTTAATCATCTTAAAATTGCGTTGATTCATTTTGGTTAGATTTAAGATTAATTGTTGCTGATTGCCCAATACCTCAGCATTTATGGTCATGGCTAATTCTATATCGTCAAGTCTTTCGTAAGGATCATAATCAGGATTGAACATTCTTGTTGCGTGGCCTATAGGTGCGTTTAACGTAGTTAGGTGATGCTTTGGAAAATCCATAAACACGGAATTTTCTTAATAGCTGTTCATAGCGTGTGATAATTTCCACATTCTCTAGTGTCCAACCCTTTTCAAAGTCTTTCCTAGATAATACTTTGGAATCTCTAGCACGACCTCTTTCGTACCAATTCTCACTCCATAGCTTGAAATAATCTTCAATAGTTAATTGCCAAGATTCTTTACGAAAGTTGGCCTGTGCGCGAGCTCGCAGGAAAGCTACATGCTGGTCATGTAGATCCTTATCATAATACATTTTTTTTGTCATTTGGCTTTATACTTTGATTCGGCTGGTGTTTCAAATGCTCGTTCAAGACTCCAACCATAGATGTTAATTCTATTATATATAGTAGCTGGGTTAAATCCTAATTCTTTGGCCCAAGCACTGAGGCACTGGCGGCGACCCCGATAGTTTACAATGTTAGCATGACTGCTACGGCCTACTAATTGACTGCCGGTTTCCCAACGTAGATTGCCTGCCTCGTAGTCACCGTCTTGATCGATACGTGCTAGTTTACTGCCCATGCCCAGTGGTGGTAAGCCTAGATTACTTTCAACCCAATCTGCCATAGCCCAGAAGTTTTCAAACCCAACACGAACGCCTCGGGCACCTATAGCTGGATAGTTAGGACAATTACAGTTATAGCAGGCCTGCTGCCAAAAGCGCCAACGTGCGAATAATGGGTGATCTTTTTGTTTCATTACTTGTTTTCCTTATGGTATTTATTCATATCAGTCAAACAGGGTTTTGAATGTGGTGTAAGATATAGCGTGAGTGTGATAACTGGTATGACCTTTTGCCCCTGCCCTCAACATGGTCAATGTATTTTGATAATTTTCAAAATCTGTAAGTGGTATCCAATCTTTTTTTCCTAAATTATTAACCACTCGCTTTGAATGGACTGCTTGATCAATAAGCCAAGAAAATATATTATTTGTTGGGTCAACTACTTTGAAACTATTTTCATTTATTGCTGTAATTACTTTGGGCAGGTAATCAGTTTCGAATCTACTCCAATTTGTGGGTGTGAGACTTCGTGATTTATAATTCACAATCTCTTGGAGCAAATCAATTACTCTCTCTAAATCAGTTGGGGTAAGTTTCACAAAATCTACTTTTGCCATTATGTTTCTCCTTCAACTATATTTACTTAATTGAAGGAAAAACCGGCGTATTAGGCTATATTTTGAATAGATTATCGTTTAATTCAAGTGCTTCATCTTCAGATATATCGTAAGGATTGATATAAGCATCATCATCAGTATCTTCTTTATTTTCTTCATATGAAGTTGTTAGAAGTTGTGAATTAATTAAAGTTTGATATTCTTTTGTATATTGAGGCATTTGTTTTATAAATTCAAGAACAATATCTTCGCCATGTTGAATTTGTAATTTATGAATTGCCCTTTCTAATTTGCTTGCTGTAATATATCCATCGCACATCCAATGATATATCAATTTAAGATCTTGAAGATTTCCTAATTTTTTACTTGAAATACACTGTCCGGTAAGATGAGCATTTATATATCTTCCAGTAACATCTTGGGTTAATCCAACATAAAATCTATTTTTATTTTGTAATACGTAGATATAATATAACATAACTTTTTCCTTTATAATTTATTATAAGAGATATCTTACACAAAGTCTAATTTAAACTATTCATTTATATTGTAAGATCTTAATAAGATCTAATCACTACATAAACAAAATACTCGCGTTGCCTCGTATTTTGTTTTTATAGCAATTGTTTCTTTTTCTTTTGAAGTAAAGTGTATTGGGAGCATTCTGTAGGGCAACTTTTGGTCAAACGGAACCGTTTTACTGGTTCCGTTCATTCTGTGAGGGTTTCCTAGGCCTGAACATGGAAGTAGGTAATTGTTTCACTGTATGCTAATGGGTTCTGTGCTTCTCCATACCTACCACGATCCAACTTTCGTTGCCCCATACCTCGTTCCTAATGTATGGGTTTTTATAGCCAGTGTTTTCGTATGTTAACATTCATACTATATCAAAGCGTCGGGTATATGATTCGAACCCTTAGACTCACTTCCAATTTTTCAGGATAGTTGCCTTAGCAACGGGAGTGCTTCAATATGTCACGTGTCTGGTTTATTCCCCAGTTTTTCCACAGCAGTATTACAATCTGGCCTGCCAACCTTGTGTGTTAAATTAATTCACTGCGTAAGAAGTATGATTGAATTAACATATCTAATACTATCTTAAGCGGCAATGTATTTAGTATAATTGAAAAATAGGGGGTAATAATAGTGGAATTTTAGCCAAAGAAAAAGCCTGGCACTTACACCAGGCTTTTCGAACCCGAGCGTTGCGCTAGGGTTAACCTTGTCCGATTGTTAACTTTTAAGAATTGCCGCTCTTTAAGATAGTATGATAGACAAGGGCGAACGGGGCGAATTTAAGGAAATGTCGATAAGGAGATAAAGTAATGCCACTCCCCGTTCAGATTTATTTATCGGGGAAGGAAGATATTGGTGCTTTTTTGCTACAATTGACGCACTTCTTCATCCAAGTGGCACGATGTGTTCCAAATCCGCGAACATAAAATTCCACAGTGCGACCGTTGACCACACGATCACAATCACCACAATGTTCTTCAATAGGAAGACTGCGTTCTGCTAGCCGTCTGGGATCAAACGGCATCATCAGCTTGTCGGTTATAGTTTTGAATTTCTCTCTGTCCATGCTACTAATTAGCGGGCTCAAAGAAAAAATCAAAGTAATTTGACTAAAACTACACCTAGAGTAGTAATGACAGTGGTGATGATTGTGCCGGCTGTAATGATCAGTGTTTTCTTCATTTCAGTGCGGAAATCATCTACTTTCTGATCAATTTTGTCAATTTTTGACTCTAGATTGCCTAGTCTAGAGTCCAGCTGACTATACCTAGCACTACACAGTTCAACGTGTGTTGCTAGGCTTAGGCTTTCGGCATCAATAGTTGGTATTGGATTCATTTCCCATTTACGCCATTCATACAAAATTGACGCCCTGTTCTGTTAGTCTTACCACTGTGGATGCTTGTGGAGAAAACCAATAATGGTCATCTGTTCCTACACACCATTCACCAGACGTTAGATCATCTACAGTAATGTTTTTATCTGCCATTTCTTCTTGGGTTAGGCAAACATACCCTTCTATAAAGCGTTCCATTAGTAGTCATTCTCCGTTGGTGGTGTAAATGCGGCAGTATATCTTGCCACGCCTTTAGTAATACGCATATGGTCAATGTAATGACTGTTGTTAAAGGTTGTTCCGTTATAATCATTTCCCACTGTCAATGGATAATTGGTATATGGATAACTTATGTTATCAGTAGCAGGCACAGTCCAAATAAGGGCACCATCTCTAAAGACTCTTAATGTTGATCCAGAACGACAGTAGGCAATATGATACCAAGTATTGGTGTTTAAGGTAGTGGCTCCGCTTCCAGGGAACGCAGACGCATTGCCTTCTCTTAGAATTTTCCATTCATTACTGATGTTATAGCTTATAAACCAACGATTGCCGTTAGTCTTGGTCCAGTTGCCCATACCTACAACCACGTTACCATCGGCTTTGGCAGTGATATTAATCCAGAAATCAATGGTGTAAGCACCTGTGCCAAAGTTAAAGGCAGTGTTACTTTGGCTGCTGTTGACAGTATAACGACCACGATTGATAAAATTAAGACTACTTGAGCCAAACTTTTTCTGTGCGGTGCTGACACTGGCATCGCCACTGCTGGCAGTCATTGTAAAATTACTATTACTACTGTCAGCAGTGCTTTCACCTTTAAGTAGCAAGACCACATTATCGAAATAAGGGTCATTGCTACCAGAAGATTTGGCAATAAAGTTACCTCTTGCTGCGAACATTATACAAATCCTTTGGTCAATGCTGCTAGATAATCTACACCATCATAGAACACACTGATCACGTCAGTAGTAGTTCCGGCTGTGCTGAGTGTCTTGCTACCACCTGCGAACTTCATTGTGCTGGTCAATGTTCTTGAACCAGTGGCATCTTGTTTAAGCACTACGGTAACTGACGTTCCGGTTACCACTGTGCCAGTGAATGCGTTCATGGTAATGTTGCCACCTAATGTCATTCTGTGAATGGTTCCTGAGTTAACATCAATCCATACTGTGCCTGTGGATACTGTTCCCCAGTTGTAGACCTGTTCATCAAACTTCTTAAGATCAATGTTGGCAAAGGTAACACTGTCACTAGTGTTTAAGGATTGGTTAGCACCTGGGCCACTGTATCCACTATAACCACTAGTTCCCACAGCGCCTGAGTATCCACTGGCGCCAGTTTCACCAGTTGCTCCAGCAACACCTGAATAGCCACTAGTTCCAACAGCACCTGAATAGCCACTGTAACCACTGGCTCCAGTTTCGCCATCACCACCACGTGAGCCAGTTTCGCCTACAGCACCTGAGTATCCACTGTAACCACTAGCTCCCACAACGCCTGAATAGCCACTTACACCTTGGAAGCCTTGTGGTCCTTCAGCTCCCACAACACCTGAATAGCCACTGTAACCACTGGCTCCTACAACACCTGAGTATCCACTGATACCTGAATATCCGCTTAATCCGTTAGCAGTGCTGACAGAAGTACCATCAGCAAACTCAAGGCTAGCAACTCGGATGCTGGCAGTGTTAACCGCTATTGATCCAAGATTGTAAGCACTGGCTGTTGCCGGTGGAGTAAATGTGCCGGTGTATCGAGCTGCCGAAGTTATGCGGAAGTCTTGAATGTAACCTGGGAATGGTTGTTGATTGCCATCATCATTAAGAAATAAAGTAATATTGCCCGGACCCGAATTTAAGGTCGAACCCGAGATACTATCACTATCTTCTTCTACTCCGTCAACATAAACTTTAACAGTTCCGCCATTTCTAACAACGGCAATGTGATTCCATTGTGCTGGAGTTAGATCAAATGTTAAAACATGAGAACCGCCATTCAAAATAACTGAATATGTGTTATTACTATTGCCACCTTGAATTAACCAAGCATACCCCCATTGACCTGCTATTGTTTTAACACCACTAGTGGCATCGGCATCTGTGTAGACCCAAAAGTCAATAGTAAATGGATCAGTAAGATTATTAGTAGCAAATCCAGCAATAGTGATATAATCACTGCTGGTGCCCGGTGAGTAGAAACTGCCTGCTTCTAAATTAGTTTCGCCTGTTGAACCAGCTACCGCACTGCCTGCGGCTGTGATCGTGAAGTTGTTAGTACTCTCATCATCTAGAACTGTGCCTCTGGCCAATACTTCAACATCAGCAGCAAATGTGTCAATGGCAGCAATTCCAGAAGTATAACTTAATTTTAGGGTAGAAGTATTTGCGCCTTCTAGGGCAATGCCTGCTACTGTAAGTTTATTTGTAACAGCAAAGTTAGTCTGTGTTGTGGCACTGACCAATTGACTGCCATCAGCAAATTCTAGTCGACCTCTATTAATTTTTATACCATTACTGTCAATTCTAGCATTTTGTGCGCCGTGACTGTTTGACCAAAATTCTGTAGTGTTAGCATTGAGGCCTAACACTTCGCTGTCTAAATCTAAGTATACTCCGTTAGTAGCTGAGCCACCGCCGCTGTTGTTGGCATAACTGCCAATGAAACGTGTGGCCAGGCCATTAGAAGTGGCATTTAACTTGCCAGCATCTACTCGGGCAAAGGTAACAGTGTCACCGGTATTTAATGTTTGATTAAATGATGGAATAGTTGGTTTGTTGGCTAAACTGTTATAGTCTAGAGCATTTGTAGTTGATGCTGGTGTAGTAACACTAATGCCGCCAGCTGGATTATAATCACTTTCAACTGGTAATTGATAAGTGCCCACAGCAAACAAAGCAGTAGCTGGTGCTACACGAATACGGCTAGCAAAACCTAGACCGAAATTACTACCACTACCACTACCACCTAAGAATTCTAATCCATTGCCAAAGTTTAAAGTAGGATTACCCGAAACTGCTGTGGTTGTGCCATTAAGTAAGAAGTAGAGCACGCCTGCTTTACGCATTATACCTACATGGTGCCATGCTTCAGTTCCGGGCATACTTGGTCCACTAGCGTCGGGTCCACCATTACCTACCCTTAGTGTGCCTGATAATGGGACTGAATTGTCAACACCAAACCAGATATTGCTGGGTCCGTCACCAAAACCGCTGCCGTTAATTAACTTTTGATTGCCTGAACTACTGGCACCGCTCTTGGTGTAGATCCACATGTCAATAGTCCAGTTACTAGCAGAACCCATTGAACTAAAATTATATCCGCCACCGGAGAAGGCTTCTATGTAGTTGTTAGTGTTGCTTTCGTTATTCCAACTGTAGTCATCAAACTTGGTCTGTGCTGTGCTGTATGTTGGGCTTCCACTAACACTAGGTGTATCACCATTGTAACTAGTCATAGCATCAACGACACCAAGTCCTCCAATGTCTGTGATCAATGCTATGGTGCTGCTGTTAACTATGGTGCTGGTTGATTCAGCAGTAATGATCTGTGCGGCAAATGTCCCACTACTATTAGATAGCGTGATGCCATCAATAACGGCCTGATCTGTGACCTCCAGTCCGTTCTTTACTCTAAAATTGCTATTTGTTGTCATTTAAGTTTCCTTATTCCACTTAATTAAATTGCGGTAACTGAATTACTATTACCAATGTAGATCCATTCAGTTGCGTCATCATCCCAATATGCTGGTGCCCAATTACCTGCTGGTGAGTTATCATCTGTGCCACTATCGCTAATGGTAATAATTTGACCTGGTGTGCCCATTGGCAATCCTCCACGTTCGTAAACAGATGTTCCGCCTGCGGTAGTTTGAATACTGCTATCTGGGAATGTTAAACTTCCATCATCACCAAATATCCAACTGTAGTGTGTGCTAGCGGTTGATTCTGTGTTAATTGTTACATAATGTTTTTCTATATAACTATTATCTTGATCACGCACAGTTACGTTGGCTTTCTCACCACCTAGAATTAACTGCGCTGGTGCTTGGTCAATTGGTCCACCTGCTCGGATATGTATGTGTTGAGGACTTGTTGGGTCAATAATCAAATATTGTCCACCACTATTACCAAATGCTCCTGATGATGTAGAAATTGCGTATAAGTCAGTGTCTGGAACTAGTTCAATGGTAGAATAACCCGACTCACCTGCTGAGCCAGCACCTTGTATCTTAACACCCTCAAATGTAATATCACCAGTCCCACTACCTGATACTTCACTTCCATTGACCAACAGTGTGCCAGTTGAACTAACGGCCACGGTATTGGTTCCGAAGAATACTGTTCCAGTATTGACTAGATATAAATTCCTCCAAGTCTTTGAAGTACGACCTAAATCTGCGGCAGCATCAAAGGTTGGTTCAACGGATCCATTACCTGGATCAAAAGTAATAGGATTACTAGAAGTACTTCTAAGTGGTGCTTGTAGCCTAATACCATTTGACGCAGCTAGCAGTAATTCGCTTGTGCCAGCATCTAAAGATAAACCACCAGGGTATGTGCTGGCAATAACAAATGTATCACCAATCATACCTATTGTATTGGTGGTATCAGTTCCAATGTAAAGTGTATTAGTAATGGTTGCGTTGGCAAACGCCACTGTGCTGGTTGTGTTTAAAGTTTGATCAAATGGATTACTAGCGGTGCCAGTGAAGGCAGTAGTTTGAACTGTATTATCCGGAAACTTTATTCCATCCTTATCATAAATCCAGAGTTTCTGAATGCCGCCAACTTTGCTTATAGTTGAAATACGAAATTGTCCGTTACTAAGTTCTAATATGGATCTTTCTTCAGTATTGCCAACATCTGTATAGGCATCAAGTCTTATTTGTCCACTAGGTTCAAAGCCCAGATTGCTAGTAGTAGCGGTAGAAATATATCCTCGTGGAGTATAAAGCCTTCCCCATCCACTTTGGTCCGGTAAAAGAGTAACACGGCTAAATTTTACGTAATCAGTAGTATTCAGACTTTGATTATATGCGACACCGGTGGCGGTGCTGGATACTATAATGCCACCAGGAGTAACACCATCACCCACATAGAGTTTATTGGTGTCTGTGGTCCAAATTGGTTCGCCTGCTAGTGGCGTTATTGTTGCTAAATCGGCAAGTGGGCCGCGTCTAAATTGTAAACTCATCTTTTTATCCTTTAATGTCCAATAGCCGCTGGTTAACCAATGATTGGTCCGAAATCATAATTGCCTTCGCCCCCGCCTGTGATTAAAATTCCACCAGGAGTTGTATTATCTCCAATAAACAATTGTTGTGTTGATGTTGAATAAACTAATTCACCAGTATTGGCAATGTATTGTTCTAATTGTTCACGACTACCGCGTCTAATCTGTGGCGGTTGGTATCCGTTGAATATTGGGTTATCCCAGCTAATTGCGTATGTTGATGTTGTTGGCATATCTTATCCTTTAAGCACTGGCATCAAACCAGCCATCAATTGGGCCTAATGCGGTATAAACCCAAACGTGTTGCGTATCCAATGCCACAATGGCATCAAAATATGCGGGTGTTGCGTCTACGGCATCGAAGTTTTCTGCGCTAGCGGTAACAACAGTTCCTATGTTATTAATTAGTGGAGGCAATTCACCACTGTCAGGTTCAAATGCCGTGAATTGAACAGTACCATCTGCGAATCTAATACCACTTGGGAATAATGGAGGACCATCACCACTTCTGTTATAAATTCGTTCAACCCATAAATTACTGGTAGCATTACTAACACCAATCTTAACAGGGTCGCTTGGTAAAATAATATCAGTTCCTGTCCCAATAAAGAGGTTAGGTGCTGTTAGTCTAATTGTGTTAGCTTCTAGACTAATTGTAGAAGTAGAGAATAATGTAACAGGATTTCCGCTGATCTTCGTTTCGTTTCTACTGTTGATGTCAGTAAAGCCACCAGCGTAAGATGTAATACCAGTAGTGGCCAACGAATTGGTAGTCACCATGCTAAAATTGTTTACTCCGTTGAGTAATCTAACATCTTTGCCACCTGACAGTTCGGCAAAATCGTAAATTCCACTAGAATAGAGTTTTAAGAATGTGCTGGTATTACCTGAAGCACTATAGACAGTCCAACCATTAGTACGACCATCCATGGTCATGTTAATGTTGCCTTCGCCAGATGCTCCAGTATTGCCGGTGTCACCTTTAGGACCTTGTGGACCTTGAATACCCTGTGTTCCAGTAGTAACTTCTATCGTGACTCGACCGGCACTAGGACTGGAAGCATTGACTCCAGCGCCAACAAAATTAAGAACAGAAGCAGTAGTGAGGACTACGGTGCCTTCATTTTCAATAGTGACGCCGCCGCCACCACCGCTACCTGTGGCTGCTGTATATTGCTTAGTTCCATCAGAGAATTGAATGTATAGGTTTGATTCAGCTAAAAGTATATTATTTCTAAAATAAGTAGGATAAAGAAAAGTTGCGTAATTTTGAAATTCAACTGGACTTACAAAGTCTACTGAATCTAAGAATTCAATTGGATCGGCTCCGATCTTGCTTACTCTTTTAATACTTAGTGTTTCATTAACAAGTCCGTTTCCTGACGCATTAAAATTACCTAGAGTAACCAACGTTGCGTTATTGCGAATTTCATTTGCGGTTATAGTTACGGTTCCGGTGCCGGCGCTACGTAAATCAATATTACCAGTTCCACCTAGAACTAATCGACTCTTAGCATCACTAGGACTTTCTGATTGATCATCGGGATCGCCACCAGTGAATATGGCTAGGTCGTTTTGAATGCTGTCTGTTATGCCGCTCTTAATACTATAACCACGAGTAGTAAGATCAGTGAAAAGTGTCCAAACAGTTCCAACGCCTAGATATTGCCAAGAAGCATTGCCGATACCGTCGGTCATTAAGAACTGTGTGTTTAATCCTTTATCGGTTGGATAATAAACATCACCAGCAACTAGATTATTATCAACAAATATGTTCTTAACAAAAGTATTGGTATTGTGGAATGTTGCGGTATTGTAAACGTCTAACGTTCCGTTAACTCTAAGATTGTTAAAGTTAGCGATGCCATTGACACTTAATGTCGATGTGCTAGATAGGGTAACTGTGTTAAAAAAGTTAACACGTCCGGTAACATCTAATTGGCCATCAAGTAATGTGTTGCCTTTGATGTAAAGTTGCTTACCCGATGACGAACCGCCAATTTGAATTGTGTCAGCAAATAAATCAACAACGGTTAAACTATTTGTGACATTGACACTGCCATTAACATTGACCTTGTTGTTAAACGTTGAGGTGCTGTTGAATACACTTGATCTATTAAAGGTAGCAGTTGTGTTAACTGTAAGGCCTGAACCATTAACAGTAAGACCTCCACCAATAATGTCTAAACTGCCTGCGGTCAGCAGGTTAGTAACGGTTAACTGACTCATTGGCTTTCGAAGAATTAATTCTTCGATAGTGGCAGTGTTGTTAATGGTTGTTTGGCCATTAATAATAACTGATCCGCCAATTGTGCCATTACCACCGATGATTAATCCACCACCAATAGTTGCGGTGCTGGTAACACCTAATGTTCCGCCAATGGTAGTGTTGTTAACAACATTCAATGTTCCACCAATGTCGGCATTATTTGTCACATCAATGTGATCAAATGGTGCTTCATGCCAAACCAGTCTTTGCCAGTGTTCCGTATCCTGCTCAACGCCCGTGGAAATAACCATAGGAGCAATGGTGCTGGTATAAACTGCTGTGATGTCTACATCAAAATCTTTAAGAAAGAATAGGCTGTAATTGTAAGAAACAATATCACCGCGAATATATTCATTTCCCGATACCCATTCGCCACGCCAGAAGGTGTTGAGATCTGATAGTCTAAGTTGAACAGCATCAAAGTAGATGTCAAATACTGTGTTGGTATTAGTAACCCCTACATTGAATGTATTGTTAGTTACATTGAAGCTGGTATTAGTAGGTGGCGTGACAACCACATTAGTACTAGATACTGTGGTATTGACAACCTGTTCGGTTGTGGTTATATTAACTTCCCATGTCATAGCAACAACTCCTTAAAGTAAACTTACGAAGCCGGCACTGTTAATAGGATTATTTGGAGTTACTTCAGGTTCCCATGCTAGAATTTTAGCCATTCTATGAGTATTGACCTGTGCTGGAACCATGTTATCGCTCCAAGTGAAACTCATTACTAATAGCGGTGAGTTGGCTCGAGCATCGGGTAAGATTGCGCCAGTATAAAGAGCAGCAGGATGAGTGACATTAATAATGCCGCTGCTGGTGCTGACAACATTGATATAGGTAGCTGTGCTAACTGTGCCGCCGGGAAAATATCCAATAACTTGACTGTTGGCAAAGTTAGGAGCTCCGGTGTTTCTATCATAAGAAATAGTGTCGACTACTACAGTTTGATAGTCTAGTTTGAAATCCCATCCGCTGACACTTCTTGCGAAATTGTATGCGTAAGTTTTTACTGTGCTGGGAAATGTGCTTTCGACTTTGACGTCGTCCGGTCCACCCAACCATTGACCCAGCGTAAGAATACCTGCCATAATATGTTCTCCTATAAGTAGTGAAACAATCTAGATAAGTCTAAATTGAGTTCGATATGGACTAATAATGTATTTACAGATTTTTCTAATTATGCTACAATAAGACATGAAAAACACAGAACAAATGTTTTGGAACAAAGTTGATAAAGCAAATTCTTGCTGGATTTGGCAAGGAGCCAAAGATTCAGACGGATATGGAATTCAATTTAGACTCAATGGCCGTGTTTGGAAGCCTCATCGACTTAGCTTTTATCTAAGTTCAAAGGTTGATCCCGGACCTTTGTTTGTGTGTCATTCTTGTGATAATCCTAGTTGTGTAAATCCAGCACATTTGTTCTTAGGAACCCTACAAGACAATCATAAAGACATGATGGTAAAAGGGAGACACGGGCATGGAAGATCGCCAGGATCGAGCAACTCTAGTGCCAAATTGACTGAACAGCAAGTATTAGAAATTCGAGCATTGCCCGGTCCTAATAGATTAATTGCCGTCCAGTTTGGAGTATCTAAATTTACTATAGATGAAATTAGAGCACGAAGAACCTGGCAGCATATTTAGATTCCGCCGTAGTCGTTGGGATTCCATACAAAGCCTGGATCGCTTGAGTCGGACAGTTCGCTATATCTAGCACCTAGTCCTGTTCTTGCCTTGAAGTGGAATGTGCCCGCAAATGGCAAGCTGACAATATCAGTGACTGTGCTGCCAGCTAGATAAGTGCCACCTGGTGGATACTCGTTGGCAAAGTAGCTAAATGAGCCTGTGCTGGTTGTGTTATACCACCATTGAAGTTCGTCTACTGCGGTTGATCCCGGGGCAATGGTAGTAGTTAAGCTAAAACCAGGCGTAGTTGTAGAAATTGTAGCCACAATAGGCGCACTTGGTGGCGGAAGTGTAGCTGATCCACCAAATGTAGGAATGCCCGATCCTGGAGTGTCTGCTGAATCAATTAGAGTTTCATCAGTGTATAACGAAGAATTATATTCTAATGCTGTAACTTCAACAGTGATACTACCGTCTTCACCTTCAACTTCACGAATCTTAGTAATGCGGAATAACTTGTCATCAAAGCCATAGACATCATTGTTGATCTTAACTACATCGCCGGCTTCACACTGTATGGCTGAATAGTCAGCACGGAATGTAATAATCTTATCAACACGACTCTGCTTTAGTTCAATTAGACCAATGCGGGCAGCGTGTAAGGCATTGTTGACCATTTCTAATCGCATGTTTAATGTGTTAGGTGGTTCAAGATCATTCATCTCACCTGGGTCAATGGCACCTTTGAAGTAGTCATTCTGGTCGCGGATCCTACGGCTGGCAAATTCAACTTCTAATAGATTATAAAGATCTTCTAAGTTAGTGGCTGTAATACCTACTTCGCCTATGATATTATCATCATCAAATACAAATGCCGAAGTCAATTCACCCGCACTGGCAGCACGATTATTCAACAATTTCCACTGACCTTGACTGTAATCAAATGTAGTCCAACAGGCAGATCCTTGACTGATCTTTTCAATGCTATTCTTAACAGTGTCACCTGTAGAAATAATACCGTTCATTACATAACGAGCCTGCGTTGAAGTAGTAGTGCCATCATTAGCAAACTGATTAGGTGGGATTTGATTGCTAACATTGTAAACACTAAGTGGATTGCTAGTGCTGATACTGGTAGTAGTGTTGATCTGTGCTATAGGAATAGCAGCACCATATCTATCTGAAGAAAGATAATCATACCAGACTAATGATGGATTATTCAGTGTGTTGCTCAGTTGGAATGTAATCTGACCTAGTCCTGTAATACCTTTTTCGCTATTGTAATCAATTTGAACAACAGCAAATACTAGATCATTCAGTAGGTAATTAACATTTGCTTCACCTAGCAATGTCTTGGCATTTTCAGTATTGGCTGTGGCCTGTGGAGGAAATATCTGATCAAAGCTATTGGTGCTGCCAGCGTAGACACGCACGCGGATTAGTCCACTAAAGTTAGTATTATTTTCACCCAGGCCGTTTTGATCAATTGAACTGCGAACAATGTGTGCTTCAGCATTGTCTTCATCAAATACCAATAGTTGATCGTTCCAATAGCACTCGCCCACTGAGAATGTGCCAGTCTGTGTTTTTTCACTTAGAACCAACACATAGGTCATGGTCTTGTTTTCGTTGGAAATACGAGCATCAGTCACAACACCTTTGGTATTGACTGTTCCATAAACAATGGGAATTTTATTATTAGTAGCAGGTGGAAATTGAATACGAACACCTGGATCCTGTGCGGTTCCACCAGCACCACCAGTAAGACCTAATAATCTTGCTGTGCCAATGGCAAGTCCAACTGCCACAACACTAGTGACAAAGGCAAGTCCTGCTGAGCCAAGAGCGGCTGCGAGAGCAATACCTCCAATTTCTGCGACTATGAATGCCGCCGCTGCGGTAAATGCTGGCATTATGTTCTTTCCTTTAAGTATGTAGATTCTTTTAATTTGAAGCCGCGACGTTCTAGACCCACAGGATCAGTAGTGGTCATTCTTGTGGTAAAATATCCATCAATCAGGTTTTGATTAATTAAAAGTTCTGCTGTTTCGCAATATTTTGCGAATAACCTGCCTCCTATTGAGGTCTTTCTATGTTGGGGCACCACATACCAAACTAATTCCCTAAGTTGAATATTTTTAGGACTCCATAAGTTTGGTTCTTTTACAGCAATTAATATGCCCACTGGTAGTTCATCGACAAATGCTAGCCAAACATAACCTTTTTGTATAAAGGTAAAAGCTAGACGACCTAGATATTCAACATCACGGCTGGCCTCAGCCGCTTGACTATAACTGGTTTCATTTAGGAACTGCTGGATCATTTTAATAATATGCCGAGCGTCCATTAGTGTATGTGCCTGCTTAATCATTAGAATGATCCACCATCAAAAAGACCGCCGCCACTGTCAGGAGGAGGACTATTACCTGCCGGTGCTGAATAAGGTTTGCCAAAGTCAAACTGACTGTCTGCCAATGTTTTTACACGATACATGCCAACGTCGCCGGGATACCAAAACTGTTGATCAGCATCATTAGTTCTGCGTCCGGTGTATTTCTTCTCCATGATAGCATGAATAGAGCTACATTGAATACCAATGGTATTGCTGACTAATTTGCTTTCTTGGTCCCAGTTTTCACTTAGACTGTAGTTGCTGATATATCCACTAAAGCGGAGATATACCTGTGTGGCAACATAATTGCCCGAAACTACATCAAAGAAAGCACGGTAGATTTGAACTCGGCTACCTTTGATATTTGAATTCAATACCACGCTCATGTAGTTAGGACTACCATCATCTGGTGGGATGCCACTTAACTGTATGCCAATCTGATTGTTGGTAATACGTAGGTCATCTTGAATTTCACTCATGCCCATAAAGTGTCCTAGCTGTGTGTAGGTATTGCCATTGTAGACTATAGGACTGTAGGCATTGCTGATTCTATAAACAGTATCATTCACAGTGATATCAATCAGAAGGCAATGTTTAATTGAACTTAATTCTAATGCTGGAATTGATGTAGACATTTAGATAACCTTTTCAATAAGCTCGAAGTCACCTGTGTATTGGACCTGTCGCATGGGAATTAATTGATAAGTTGGTAGTCCGGATACAATTACTCGCCATGAACAACTGTTGCCAATCTTAACACCTTGCCCCACTAGGTTAATTCCTTCGCTAGTAATTATAGGTCTATGTAGTGTCACTGATGTAGTTGTGGAAGCACCTCTAATAACCGTGCTGACCACAGTGTAAGGATAACGGCTGTTGGCAGGTTGAATTAAGTCACCAGCATAAAACATTACAGTGCTAGTAGTCACAGCACGTTCTGGATCAGTTGTAGGAGCGCCAATAGCCGGCATATCAGTAATGGTCAATGTGCTAGTAGTGGCTGCGTGAATAGAAAGATTATTCAATGCAGCAGTGGTTATAATACCTTGATAGGCAGTGATATAGTTCATGCCCGGATTGTTATTTAGGCTGATGGTATATTCATTAACACGATCATTTAGATCAATTACTTCAATGAAGCCTCTACTGGCTGTCCAAGGCAAGCTACCTGGTGGTGTGACCTTAAAGCGCCATGGTTGAGATGTGCTTCGCTCCGATGTCTTAATGCGTTGGCTACGGCTGATGGTCTGCGCCACAATACGGCGGCGATCGATTTCAATCTGCTGTGCTCGATCTATAATATTTTGTATGGACATTATCTGCTCCTAGTTGGTTGGCTACGACGGCCTTGTTCTGTAACAGCAAATATAAAACTAGGATCCTTAGCAACCAAGCTGCGGAAACTGCTGGCATCTACTGCCTGTATATTATAGTTGACTACGGTCTGTCCACCACTGTTCATGCCTCCAGTGTTTTGGCCACTGCCCTTTAAGGTTGAATTGCTGACAATCTTACCTGCTGAAGTTGGGACAAATAATTCAGGGCCACGCTCACCAACAATGATAGGTGTTGCGCCTTGAACCGGACCACCATTGGCAAATCCAAACAAGCTGCCTAATGGTCCACCGACAGCAGCCACAATGGCCTTACGCACTGCGATACGGATCAAGTCAGCAATGATACTGTTGGCCAAGTCCTTGAAGCTGAGTTTACCAGTCTGAGCAAACTTAACAAAGGCATCTTCCATACCCTGTGTAAAGTTGTTAAAACTATTAGAGGCCTGCTTACCAGCATCCATAGCATCATCTCTAAACTTAGTAAATGCGTCTTTGGTTCCTATAAGGAATTCTTCTCTCCAAACACCTAGACTATCAAGATTACCAGCTAGATACTCTTGACTAACTCCCAGTGCTTTGATCTGTTCATCAGCAATGCCTTTGTAAGCACTCGCAATCTGATCTAACCCGTTAGCAAGTTCGACTGCTGTTCCATAATATTCCTTAGTTCCATCATCTAATTCTCTAACTTGCGTTGATAATTCTTCAGGAAATGCTGCTGAGAAACTACGTCCTGCTTCTAATGCCGCCATTCTTGCTGATTCTTGAATCTTGGCAATCTCTTGCTGAAGTGGAGTTAGTCCTTTTAGACTAGATTCAAAGTTTAGATTAACTTTTTTATCATTAATGCCGCGTAGGATATCTCCAAATTGTTTTTGGCGAACAATTTGATCTTCAATTGCTTTTGTATTATTCTCAATGTCTTGTAAGCGAGCCTTTTCGACTAAACGAGCATTTTGTAATAGCTGAAGTTGATTTTTAATATTTTCCTTGTGACGACCGTAAAGTTCTTCAACTTCTTTGCTTTGATTTTGTAAGATTCCAATTTGATCACTTAGAATCTTGCTTTCTTCTGTTTGTTCTTTCTTAAGAAGACTATGCTCTAGTGTAAGTTTTTCAACTTGTCTTCTAATATCTTCTTGTTTATTAAACATCTGCTCAGTTAGATCTGCCATAGTTCGGCCTAATTCTATCTGATCTTCAGTTTTACCAATTAACGCAGTTTCTGTTCCGAGGCGGAATCCTTGATTGCTTATTGCTTCACCAATAACAGCCAATTCTTGTTTGGCCGCAAGTGTATTCTTTTCAAAAGCTTCACGAATCTTAGCCATCCTGGCCAATCTAGTTTCTTGACCTCTATCTGCTGTAGGTGGTGCTGTCTCGGGTGCTGCTGGTGCTGTTGGAACTTCAGGAGTTTTACCTAAACCAAAGTATTCCTTTAAGGCACCAATACCAGCACCGACTGCGATGGCTAACTTTCCCCAGTTTGCTGCTAGCCAAGCAATAGGCACACCGATAGCTTCTGATACTGATTTAATTTTACTAGCCATTCCAGGACTAAGCATGGCAAGATTTTTAAACAAATCTGCTCGCAGTAATGGAGTTGTTAATACTTTAAACAATCCAGCAATGCCTGTTCCAAGAGTTCTAATACCTGCGATAGCAATAAGCCCAGCACTACCAATGAATAATATTGCCTTGCCAATTAACAAAATACCAGCAGCAAATGCGGCAAACAGTAATGCCTCACCTAATACAGCAAAGAACTTACTCACTGCGGCACTGGTTAGATTAATGGCATTAACAAGATCTAATAATGGTTTGCTTACTTTGAGAACAACAGTTTGTAGTTTATCAACTGCTGTGGCAAATTGTCGCTGTGCGTCTGCTGCGGCTTTGGCTTCAGAACCATAACCTCTAGCATTATTGATGAATTCACTAAGTCCACCATTAACAGTCTTGAGATCAACATTTTTTAATGCTTCACCGAAGATTTTAGCCTTAGTTGCGCTTTGAGTAGCATTATCACCAATCTTAGCAATGCCATCGATAGTTTTTCTAAAAATATCTTCTTCACTGCTGGTTCTAAGTTCTTGTAAACTTACACCTGCCTTGGCAAATGCTTTTACTAATTCACCACCTTCATTAGCAGCATCACCGATATTCTTAACTAGATCACTAATGGCATCAGCGGCCTGATCAGCATTTCCGCCGCCGGCTCTAACTGCATCACTAAAACCTTTTAGTGTATCTGCGGCTATGCCAGTGCTTTTTGACAAAGCATCTAATCTAGCAGCACTGTTAATAGTTTGTTGTAAAAAAGTACCAAGGCTAATTGTAGCAATGGTATTTCTAAATCTTATAAATGTATCATTTACATTGACAACAGCTTTCTGAAACCTATCTAAGTTTCGTTCTGCTTGGCTTGTGTCCAGCGTGGCACTATATCTTAAATCACTCATAATTATTTCTTCCCAAGAATAGCATCAATTCGACGCTTAAAATAGGCTTCAGTAGGCTTGCTCATACCATCTGGTGCTTGATTACTATACCCATCATCTAAACGTTGAGCATAAGGGTATGCTGCAATAATTTCATCTTTCTTTAAGAATGTATTGCGACGGGCATTGCCGCCGTTGATCTTTGCTATAGGAGTATGTGCCTTCCAAAAGGTATAGACATCAAAAGGAACAGCATCAAGTTGTTTAAGTTTTTTTTGACAACTTGGTGTTATATTATCATCTATTTTAATTTTAACATTTAAACTCATGCTCTATCCTTTATCTTTAACAATTCTTCTGTTGAGACTTCAGGAATATAACCTTCTTGGCTAGCATCCTGGAAGTGTCTCTCCAATGTCATTGCTGTGTCCATAATTACTAGATCAAATGTGTTTGCCCTTACTATGACTTCACTGGGCAACATTCCATAGCGTTTGCTCAGATTATCAATTGTTAAAATTAAACTTGATTCGATGCTTTTAGGATCTATGGACTCCTGTGTTACTTTCCCAGCGTTTCTACTACCTTGCCAATAACTTTGGTCATTACATTGGTAGGCAAAACTAATCCGTCCTTGACAATAGGATTTCCCTCTTCATCAAGAACCATATCATTTACAGCAGTAATTAATTCACTCATGTCATCGCCCTTCATCTGTGCCAATCGAACAAACTTGTCCATTGGTTGTCTGTCATATATGAAAAATTCTAATTCTTCACCAAACTCTTTAATAATGTCTTCGTCTGTGAGTTCGATTTTGACTAATTGTGGTTTTGCTGCTAATTGTGTTAATTTCATAATCTTTTTCCTTTTAATCTATGTATGAATAATCTTGTGGCTTTGTTTTAATACGGTGTGCCACACCCTCACCTGTCATGTTTAATGCTCGTCCAGCAGCTTTACAACTATGAAAAACACCAATGGGTGTTTTAACTTGACGACCATTTGCTATTCCAATCTTACTTTTTGTCTCTGTAGTATGAGGAATATTTTTATTTCCAACAATACCTGCCTTAATGGCATCTTTAGTATTTTGTTGAACAGGTTGGATAAACACATTGCCAACTTCGTAATTGCCAATGTCATTGTATCTACTCATACAATATTGACCTTTACGGATTCCTCGTTGTTCCCAATGTCCGCTGTCTTGCCATATCTTAAACCATTGATCAAATGTTAAATTAAATTCAATAGGGTTTCCTTGACAATCAATTCTACTACGGGCCGATGCTTGTTGACTATAGAATTGCCAATATGCCTTAGGTTTTTTAATCATCTAATCTTCCTCTTTCTTGTAATGTGTTAAG